GATGACGTCAATCGTGGCGGTGGTGTTCATAATGTTGTGGTTTCTATGGGTAATGATACTGATAAGGACGAGCGAGACGTACCGTGGAGCTTACTCATCGCCGTGGTGGTCTTGTGTTTTGTGTTAGTGATTGCTCTCCCAGTGATGGGCATTATGTATATGGACATGAACAACGCGACAGTTGCTGCAATGAATGAAGTAAAGAAAATGCGTGAGTTACGCGCAAAGATATTGATGGAAATGCAGGGGGAGCAATGAGGTGGTTTGTCTTATTTTTGTTGATTACAGGATGTGAGGAACGTATTCGGTACTACTGCCAAGACCCTAAGCATTGGGAAGAGCAACGGTGTAAAAGACCTGATTGTGAAGTTAAAGAAGACTGCCCTGACATGTTAATTAAGCCTAGAGATGAAAGAAATCATTAAAGAATTGTTGTTGCGCAAAAAGGAAAAACTGACAGTCGAGGAATACGATGTCAGGTTGAGATTTTTTGCTGGCAAGATGCTTGTATTGGTTTTTTCTTCAGCTATGGCAGTAATTCTGTACAACTTAGTGTTTGTTGAGCAGCCAATGTCTGGGATGGCTCCCGCGGATAAGGCGTTCTTTGAGATTCTAAAGATGATGGTGGCATTCTTGTCTGGCGTTATTACTACGCTAGTGGCAAAGACCCCTTCATTTAGCCCTCAGCAGCCTCTAGGATGCCCTCCAGCGATGCGTCAAGGGTTTGGTGCTACTACACCCTTCCAAACGCCCTTTCAGGCTCCTGCAGCCCCTTGGCAGCCCTCTAATATAGTACCTGCAGCACCTCATTTAGATGACGATGACGAACGCGCTAGGCATGCTGAGGCTAGGCATTTACATAAGGATTGGTAATGTTTAATCCATGGGTAATTATTGGTCTTATCACTTCACTAATAGGAGTCTATTTCTATGGACATCATGAAGGCTATCAAGAGTGCGCTACAGAAAATGCTATCCAAGTTGCAAAACTTAATGAGGAAGCAAGAAGAAAAGAAGTAGAGTTAACTGAACAGGTTAATGCTACGTCTGCTAATTTAGTAAAGGCGAACAACGATGCTAAACGGAAAATTGATAAGCTCAATTCTGATCTCGCTACTGGTTCTGTCAGGTTGTCAGTTCCTGTCAAAACCCACTGTCCCGTATCAGCCACCAGCGATACCAGCGTTGCCAGCGGAGATAGCGTTCAAGAGAGAGCCGAACTTGACGGAACGGTTGCTCAATCTCTTGTCGCCATCACAAACGACGGTGACGCAGGGATCAGGCAACTCAACGCCTGCATCGATGCCTACAACCAAGTCAGAGACAAGTACAACCAAGCAGTAGGTGTTAAATGACGGCAGATCAGTTACAAGCGATGGGGATAGGTCAAGAGTGGTTACAACCACTTGAGAATACTTTCCAAATGTTTAACATTATTCATCCTCATCAGCAAGCATCATTTATAGGGCAATGTGCTCACGAATGTAATAACTTTAGAACCCTTCAAGAGAATTTAAATTACAAGGCAGAAACTCTTGTCAAACTTTGGCCAAAACGATTTCCTTCTTTGTCCGTTGCTCAATCATATGCTCATCAGCCCGAAAAGATTGCCAACAAGATTTACGCAGACAGGGGTGGCAATCGGGGAGAAGCCAGCGGTGATGGGTTTCGTTTCCGTGGTCGAGGATGCATTCAGCTTACCTTCCATGACAACTACTGGCACTGTGGACAAGCTATCGGAGAAGACTTAGTATCTAATCCTGACATTGTGGCAACACCTCAGTACGCAGCCTTGTCTGCAGGGTGGTTCTGGGCTACTCATGGACTCAACAATCTTGCGGATAGGCAAGATGATGAGAAGATTACTAAATTGATAAATGGTGGTTTATTTGGACTAAATGAGCGAGTCGCATTGACTCAGCATGCATATAGTGTATTAACGGCTTAAAAGTTTTATAATTGCTATGTGTTGAGGGAATGAGATGACAGCATCGTTTGTTCTTACTTATGACAATCTAATCACTACTGTCGAGCAATATCTCGAACGTAATGATGCGGCTGTCGTCAATCAAATCCCTACGTTCATCACTCTTTGTGAATTTGAAATAGCTCAGCAGATTAAGACTCTAGGGCAACAACAAGTTGTCGAGAGTGTAATGACTGCTGGAAATCCTGTTATTCCTAAGCCTGCACGTTGGCGTAAGACAGTATCGATGAACGTGACTAGTAATGGTACGCCTTCTCCTGTTTTACTGCGCAAGTACGAGTATTTACTAAATTACAATAGTGGTGGTACTTCTGGTTTGCCTTTGTACTATGCAGACTATGATTACGGCCATTGGTTAGTTTCCCCTACACCCGACCAGTCTTATGCGTTTGAGGTTCTTTATTACGAGCGGATTAACCCTTTATCGTCAACAAATCAGACGAATTGGTTAACCCAGAATGCCCCAAATGCCATGGTTTTTGGCACATTACTGCAAGCTATGCCGTTCTTGAAGAACGATCAGCGGCAGATATTCCAGCAGAAATACAGCGAAGCCATTGAATTATTGTCTATAGAAGACAAACTTCGCATTGCTGATCGTCAATCTATTGCTCAGGATTCGTAATCATGACGACCTACACAAATCCGTTCACCGCTCAAACCATATCTCCTGCTCAAGTTGGTTATGAATATCTAACACTTTCAGCTGATACGACTCTCCAGTGGCCTATTAACGGTAACGATACTACTAATGTAGCTGCAAACATTATTGAAGTAACTGCAGGGGTTCCTCCCTCCCCCGCAACAGCCTACAACTTGTTGATGCCTTCGGCTTACCAAGTATCGACAGGTCAAGCAGTTATTATTCGTAACGTCGGTGCTAATACGTTTAACGTAACAAATGCTAGTGGCGCAACCATTAGTGCAGTGGCTTCTGGTGTTGCTGTTTACATTTATCTAACTGACAACACTACAGCTAACGGTACGTGGTCAACAGTTACTTTTGGAGCGGGTACATCTGCAGCTAATGCAGCTACCTTGGCTGGATACGGTTTAACAGCCATTAGCACTACCTTAAATCAATCGTATTACGTTCAGACTATTAGCTCTACCTATACCTTAACAAGCACTGCTAGAGCGCAGATGAACGTCTGGACAGGTGGTGTAGGTACGATAACTCTGCCTTCTGCCTCTACGGTAGGTGCTAATTGGTTTACGATCATTAAGAACGACGGTACAGGTATTTTGACTATATCCCCCGTTGGTTCTGACACGATTGATGGAAACGCTAATCAACAGCTTCAGTTAACAGAGTCTATTGTTTTAGTTTCTAGTGGTTCGACTTGGTACACCTTTGGTTATGGTCGTTCTAACTCATTTGCCTATACTCAATTAGCGTTGACTTTAACTGGTGGTACGTACACTGAAACCTCAGCTCAGGCTTCTAATACGATTCAGACTATCTCTGGTACGTTAACCAGCAACCAAATACTTATTATTCCTTCAACTGTTCAGCTATACAGTTTTACCAATAATACGACTGGTTCATATTCGTTAACAATTAAGACAGCTGTATCAGGTGGTGCTTCAATAACAATTGGTCAAAGTACCTCATTGATTGTTATTTGTGATGGTACAAACGTCTATAACGCTGCTTCTGGTTCTGCCAGCTCTATTGTTTCCTTGACTTTAGGTAATGGATCAACTGCTGTTCCTTCGTTAAAGTTTACTGGTGATACAACGACAGGTCTTTACTTACCTGCTTCTGGTCAGTTGGGAATTGTTATTAGTGGCTCTCTTAATTCGTACTTTAGTAGCTCAGGATTTACCTCTTTAAATGGTATTTCTGGAGGCACGTTTTGACCGCTAAAGTCATATCGTTAGCAATAAACCCCGGAATACAGAGGGACGGTACTCTATTTGACTCTCCCATGTATGTGGATGGTCAGTGGGTACGGTTTCAACGTGGCCGCCCTAGAAAGGTGGGAGGTTATCGTGGAATATTTATTAATGCTCCTGAGATAAGCCGAGGAATGGTAATGCAGTCCCAATCGGGGCTGAACTATGTTTATTCTGGAAGTGCTAGTTATTTAAAATACTGGCAGACGGCCAATAATGCAGGTACTGGCGCTGGCCCATTTGATGTTACTCCGTCGTCTAACTTTACGGCTAACGCTAATAATCTTTGGCAGTTTGATGTTGGTTACAACTCTTCTCAGACTGGCTTACAGGTTATAGCGCATGCAGGTCAGAATTTAACAAATATTGATAGCACGGTTAATACGCCTGTTTTATCTGGTGCATTCCCCGGTGGAACATTAAGTAAGGTTGGTATCTTTACGATAACTGGTTCAGCTAGTTTGCCTACGTATCAAAATGGCACGACTATTATTATTGGTCAGTCAGATTACAGGATTGGTTTAGGCCAACTTGTTACTGGAACGGGTATCCCTTCTAATACAACGGTTGTATCTCCTCCTCCTATTGTTTACGCTAACAGTGCAATTACTGGCTATATTTCTGGAACGACGTTAACTGTAACGGCTAATTTAGGAGCCTTATATGTTGGCCAGACGCTTAGTAGCACTGCGACTGTAGGTATAGCTGCAGGAACAACAATTACTGCCTTGGGAACTGGTATAGGCGGTCTTGGAACGTATACAGTCAGTGTTTCACAAACCGTAGGTTCTTCTGGTTCCCCTGTAACTTTTACAGGAAGTGCTAATACAGTAGTAACAGTATCAGCATCCGTTACTACATCACAGAATAACGCAATTACTTTTGACAATCAGATTTCTGTATCTGGTGGGGCATGTATGTTGTACCCCTATCTTTTTGTTTATGGAAATAATGGATTGATTCAAAATAGTAGTGCTGGAGACTTTACTAATTGGACTGCAGCTGATGCAAATGCTACTAACGTATCTGCTACCAAGATTGTTAAAGGGATGGCTTTACGAGGTGGTACAACGTCTCCTTCAGGGTTATTTTGGTCACTTGATCAGTTAACCCGTGTTTCTTTAGCCCCTCAACAAGTAGGAACTTCTACCGTTTATTGGCGGTATGACATTATTTCTACTCAGACATCTATTATGTCTTCTCAGAGTGTTATTGAGTACGACGGCATTATTTATTGGTGCGGCGTAGATAGATTCTTGGCATATAACGGTGTTGTTCAAGAACTAAATAATGCTGTTAACTTAAATTTCTTTTTTGACAATCTTAATTATAGTCAACGTCAAAAAGTATGGGCTACAAAAATTCCTCGTTGGGGTGAAATTTGGTGGTTTTATCCTTCTGGTACATCCACAGAGTGCAACAACGCCATTATTTATAACGTGCGTGAACAAACTTGGTACGACGCAGGCTTTGCTGAAGGCGCTAATCGTTCAGCTGGAGTGTTTTCTGAGGTTTTTAGATACCCTATTTGGGCTGATAATATTGTTAATCCTACTAACAATACGTATACGTTATGGCAGCAAGAGGTTGGCACAGACAAGATTTATCTAACGTCGGTTAATGCTGTTAATTCCTATTTTGAGACAAACAGTATTGGTTGGGTAGGTGGAGGCCCCGGAGTTCGTTCTATTGAGGGCGCTAACAAATGGATTCGCTTAGAACGCGTTGAACCTGACTTTGTTCAATCAGGTCAGATGAGTTTGACAGTTACTGGTAAGGGTTACGCAGACGATAAAGACATTACGTCTGACCCTTATTATTTTGATGGTACTACTTTAAAGATTGACATGCGTGAACAACGTCGTGAGATGCGTTTACGGTTCACAAGTAATGTATACAATGGCAACTATGAAATGGGTAGTGTGTTGTTAAGCGCTGATATTGGTGATGAACGCTCGACAGGAAATCCATAATGATTGTCTATGATCCTCGTGGAATGACTTGGGATAAATGGTGCTCTTTAATGGCAGAACTATTTGCTTCTAATCAGTTAGGAACTGTCACTGAAGATAAGTGGCGTGATTGGGCTGATGGTATGCAAGGTATTGGTTATTTTGTGAACTCTGGGGTTCCTGATTCAAGAGGATTTAAGACTTGGCAGGATTGGGCTTCTAGTTTAGTTGGGATCATGTCTATTAATCCTACGCAGGCAAAAGTATAAACATGGCTAATTCTCAACAACTTAAAGAAATAGTTAATGGATTAGAAAGCGATCTTGCTGACTTAAATCCGGGTAGTGATGCTGCCGAATATCAGAGAGTATCTGCAAAACTTGCTGACGCTAGAGATCAATTAGCGAATGCTAGTTCTCAGCAAACAGTTATGGGTGGAGTAACGGTCGGTAAAACACCAACCCCTGCTCCAGAACCTGCTCCTGCCCCACAACCAGCTCCACTGCAACAAGTTGCACAAGTAGCGCCGGATTCAAATACTAGCGGCTATCAATTTCCTACTCTTAAACAATCTCTTATTGATAATCAGTTAAACAAACTTAAAACTAATTCATTAACTTCTTTTAATTCTGACATTCGTGATCAAATTTATAACGCAGGTTGGAATCAAAAATCTGATGCTGTTCAGGTATTAAATGGTGCTGCTGTTTATGGATTAGTAAAGCCAATAAATGCTGGTGTTATGGGTTCGCCCATGTACCAAAAACCTAACGGCGGGGCAGTTACTGATGCTGATTTTGTAAATGCCGCAAAAGCTGCGGGGATTGATCCTAGTTCGTACTACCACAAGCAAGCTATGGGAATGGGTGGTACGCAAAATGTTTTAGATAAAAATGCGCTTTACAACGCAATTAATGACAAAAGCAAAGATTTATATTCAATTACTAATGCTATAGAGGGGGCTAAACGAGGTGATAAAGCCCTTCACGCAACTGCTTTGTATAAAGCAGACGGTAACGGCAATCTTGTTATTCAAAACGACCCAACAACAGGTCAACCAGACGCTAAATATTTCAGCACCGTAAGATATGCTAGTGATCCCGGATTTTTAGCTGATTTAGGCCCACTCCTTGGAATAGCGGGTCTTGCTTTTGGTGCTCCATTATTGGGAGAACTTTTTGCTCCTGCAGCTGCTGCAGAAAGCACTCTTGGTTTAGCGGCTGGTGCTGGTCTTGGCACTGGAACTATGGCTGGAGAGATGCTAGGTGCTGGTGTACTTGGCGCTGGCGCAGCTCCAGTTCTTGGAGAGACTGCTGCTTTAGGTGCTGGCGCTCTTAGTGCATTAGCTCCTGCAGCTACTTCAGGCGGTTTGAATTTACAGTCTTTAGCTAAACAAGCTGGACAAGGCGCAGTAAAAGGCGTTGTTCAATCAGCCCTTTCAGACATTGTTTCTGGTAAAGGTTTAAATACATCAGATTTACTTAAAGGTGCATTTTCTGGTGGTTTAGGTGGTGGCGTTGGTAATGTAGCGACTCAGTTTGGTGCAAATCCTATAGTTTCTCAAGGCTTGTCTGGGGCAACGACTGCTGGAACTAATGCTGCTTTAAACAAAGGTAATGTATTAAAGAGCGTTGAATTAGGTGGTGGTTTAGGTGCGGTAGCTGGTGGCACAAACATGCTGCTTAGTGGTAAGGATGCTAATGGAAACCCTGTATATAGTCCTGTAGAGAAGGGCGCTATTTCTGGTGCTATACAAGGTGGTGCGCAAGCTTTATTAAATAAAAAAGACCCAATTACTGGTGCGTTAGTTAATGCCGCAGGTGGTGCTGCAGGTGCAGCTGTTGGTAATGCGACGGGAAATCCTGTTGTAGATAAGTCTCTTGCTGCGTTAGCGTCTGTTGGAACTAAGATGGCTGCAACAAACATCTTAGGCCAATCCACAGGCGCACTAGGATTAAACCAAGTAAGTGCGTTAGTTCCCACGACTCAAGGGACTACTACGATAGACCCAATTACTGGTCAGCCTGTACAACAAACAACCCAAAATGGGCAGTTGATGGATAGTCAATTAGCTGCTCTTCAGGAAGAATTAAACTTTTTAAATCGTCAGAACTATTTAAAGAATGCTAACGAATATTCTGTTTCTGACTATATTAATGCCCAAGCTGGTGTTCCTAGTGGAGAAAAAGGATACACAGGCTTTTTAACTCCCGGTGTCATGACTACTTCGGCGGCTCCTATGCAAGAAACACAACAACAACAACCTGTTGACACTTATCAACAGATTTATTCTCAATTAGCTAATGTTGATCCTAGACTACTTAATATCTTGAATCAGCGAGTTGCCAAGAATGGTGGTGCTATAAAAATGGCTGCAGGTGGGAGTGCTTTAGCTGCTCTTGAAGCTCATGCACAGAAGCTAAAAGATCAACAAATGCTCAGGCATTTTGAAGATGCGTCAAGACAGTTAGCTTTGCCTAACCAACATATGGGGAATGTTCCTTATGGAAACCCCTCTGGCGGTGCTTTAATGCACCCTATAAGCCCCGGATACTTTGTGACTAGGGCTAAGGAAGGCGGTGAAATGGAACATCAACCTGAGTTCATTACAGGGGCTACAGGACACTACGTAAAAGGAAAAGGTGATGGCCAATCTGACGATATCCCTGCTATGTTGGCAGATGGTGAATATGTATTCGACGCAGATACTGTTGCAGCTTTGGGGAATGGATCATCTGACGCGGGAGCCAAGCTATTAGACCACTTTAGAGAATCTTTAAGAGAGCACAAGCGTTCTGCTCCTGCAGATAAGATTCCACCTAAAGCAGCTCCGTTACAATATATGAAAGAAGCATTGAGAAGGCATAAAGGATAAATCATGGCACTCCCAAACTATGCGACACCGCCCAATCTTGGCGTAACAGCAGGTTCAGCTGCAGGCTCTGGAAGCGTATTTCAGGGTACAGCGCTACCTAACATTACGACGACGCAACAGCAGGCGACAGCTACACCTCAGTTCTATACTGACTATCTAAATCAGTTAGCCACACAAGGTGCTGGAGCTGCTCAAAATGCTCGTTATATAGGTGCTCAGCCTTTGCAAGCCCAAGCTTTTAAGCAAGTTGCTCAGAACGTAGGAAACTATCAGCCTGCTTTAAACGAAGCAATGAATTATGCAGGTAGTGTAGGCGATTCAAATTTATCTCAAGCTTTAGGTAATTTAAATCAACAAAATATTGCTACTAGCTTAGCTCCTAATGCAGTAGCTGGAATTGCTGGTACGGGTCAGTTTGGATCACAACGTGGTGCTAATGCTTTGGGAAGTGTTATTTCTAACGCAAACATATCTACACAAGCTCAGCAAGCTCAGGCTATGCAGCAAGACTATGCTAATCGATTGGCTGCAGCTAGTCAGTTGGGATCATTAGCTGGTCAACAGCAACAGTATGGTTTAGGTGATGTTAATGCGTTGGCTACTTTGGGTTCTCAGCAACAGCAAATAGCTCAGAATGCTCAGTTATTCCCTATGCAACAGTTAACTGCTGAATCTAACTTGTTGAAGGGTGCGACTATCCCAACGTCTACTAGCACAGCGTACACAGGCCCAATACCGGGTGCGTATAACTTGTCTCCGTTACAACAGATTGCTGGTTTGGGTGCATTGGCTGCAGGTACTGCTGATCTTTTACCTAAGCTTGGGGCTAGTCTTGGTGATTTAACTAAAACTATTGGCGGTGCATTACCTAGTCTTGGTAATATTTTTAGTGGAACATCTACTACTCCAGATGCATCAATTAATCCAAGCACAGCTGATTTAATAGCTGCTAATGCAAAAATGCCTTCTCAACAAGACATGATTGATTACAACAGCGTTCTTCAGCAAGAATTACAAAATAGATATTTTGGCACTTACAACACTGATTTGCCATTTGACGCTCAGATATAAGGATAAATCATGGCATCCAAAACAGGTGTTTCAGCAGATGTACTAAATCCTCCTTTGAGTATGGCGAGTGATCCTAGTGCTCAGACTGAATTAACAAATGCTTATCAGAATATTCTTAATTCTCTTGAGCAAAGAAATAAGATTAACTGGTTCAACGTAGCTGGTGCATTACTTACGCCCGGACGTACTGGATCAGCTGGTGAAGCTTTAAGTGGTGCTTCTCAAGCCATTGGTAAGGACTTAGATCGTCAGCAAGAGATGCAGTTACCTATTGCCCAAATGCGAGCACAGATTGCTCAGGGTAAGTATCAGCTTCAGCAAGATGCACAAGGTTTGCAGATGCTTGGTCAGATTTTAGGTACATCACCAGAAAATGCTAAGCAAAAGCTTGAGACAGGCGACATATCTCAACAAGAACTAGACAATGTTAATCCTAAGTTATTTGCTGCCTTAGCAGTCACAAGCCCACGTATTGCTGAGATTCTCAAGACAACCATGGGGTTGACTACAGAACAAGGTAAGTTGGCTGAGACAAAACGTGCAAACTTAGCTAATGAAAACATTAAAGGGCTTGAGACAAAATTAGCATTTCAAAAGTTTGATTTAGATATTCTCAAAGCTGGTATGGATGTTGAAGCTCAAAAGAGAGCTACTGTTGAGCTTATTGATAAAGTTGGTATGGATACTGTCAAGGCATCTGGCATAACTTTGCCTGCTGCTTTAAAAGCTCCTACAGCTCCTCCAGCACCTGCTATTCCTTCAGCGGTTACTCCTCCTGCAGCTAAGTCTTCTGAACCTGCGTTCCCTGACAAAGCTTCTGTAGTAGCTCCTGTTGCACCACAAAAATCTCCAGAACTATCTGATCTTGATAACAAAATCAGAAAAGCTATGGATGATAGGAATACTGCATTTAAAGCTGGTGATGGCAAGACTGCTGCAAATTTAGATAAGCAGATTGGTCAGATGACAAAGGCAAGAGATAATCTTTTAAAAGGCTCTACTGCTACATCAACTGCTGCTGAGCCAACATCAAAAGTAAATATTATTCAGCCTACACAAGCCACTTCATCTGAAGAGGCTGCTTTACCTCCTGCTACTCAACGTGCTATTGCTGAGGCAAGAGCTAAATCTGATATAGCTATCAAAGAAAAGCAAGCCACAACAAACATTGAGCAAACGAATAAAGATTATTCTGAAAAACGTGCAGGCATACTTGCATGGGATCCGCAGGTAACTGATGCAAGTAATCGTGATCTACGAGAGTTAACACAGTTAGTCAACAAAAAACCTTACCTTGTAGGTTTGATGCAAAAGTCTGGAACTATTTCAGGTTTGCAAGCAGCCGCTCAAGAAGGTGTGTCAACTCCTTGGGGATCATTTAATTTGCCTGTAGAGAAGTATTTGACTGCAGCTAAGATTCCTGAGAAAGATAAGCCTGAAGCTGCTCGTATTGCCCAGATATTGGCTCGTCAGTTCTTTGCTAACGCTAAGACAGTTAAGAGTGTTCTTGGCCCACAGATCAGTAACTCTGATGCTTCTTTAATGAAGGCTCCAATGGTCACGGTATCTGATAGTGCTAAAGCTATTACGTATTGGGCTAAAGAGAATGTACTGTTGAATAAGCAGCGTGGTGAATTGTTTGATGCACTCCATCAACACGATACACAGCGAGGAACTTCTGGTTCTCCTGCAGAGTTCTTTGGTTCTAAGCCTTATACGAACATCATTAATAAGTATGGCCCATTGTTTCAGTATCTACAAACCCATCATTAATAGGTCATACCATGGCTGAAGACAAGAATCCATTGACAGAAGTTGATCCTATATTTACTGAGGGTCATGCTAGTCATGAAGAGCATAAAACAGAGGAAGACCCATTAAAGGGGTTTGATCCTATATTTAATGAGCCTAGTAATGCACATTCGTCTGAGCTGACAAATGAAGAAGCTGCTAAGTTAGCTAACGCTCAAGCCAAAGATCATATTGGTGAGGTTATTGGTGGTGTTACAGGAGCTATTGTTGGCTCTGGCGTTCCTAAGTATGTACCTCCACAGACAGCTACAGCTCAAAAAAATGTTGCTGGTCAACGTGCTGCCCATCAAGCTGCTCAAGAGATGCTAGGATATCAGCAAGGACAACGTGTACAGACTGTTGCCGACATTATTAATCAGCATCAGGTAGCTCAGGCAGAATTAAATCTTGCAAGAGAAGAGCTAGAACGTGCTCATCAGTACGCAAAAGCGTTAGGTGTTTCTCCTGAAGCTGAAGGGTTATCTGCTGGTGACAAGTGGAGTCAGAAGGTTGTCGCTGACATGGGGCCGGGTGGTGAAGGTGTAACTGAGGCTGCTAGGAATTACAGACTGCAACAAAGCTTATCTCCTGAAGAGGCGGCTAGATTTAAGGCTTCTCGTTCAGGGTTGTTTGTTCCTAACCAAATAGAAACTACTGGCCCTTTCTACAATGAAGAGCAGAAATTAGCTCAAAGACATTTAACTAGAACACAGACATCTCATAAAGAAGCTATGCAAAATGCAGCTAGGGCAGAATCAGCCATGCATAAACATACTGGCCCTACTGCAACTAAGCCTAATGAGTTACGTCAAGCTGAAACAGCTGCAGAACGAACTAGAGTAGGCTTATCTAAGGCTGAGGCAGAACTTGCAGAGTTAAACAAGGCTAAATCTTTCTTGTCTAAGATTCCCTACTTCAATACAATTATGGGTGGGCTATCTGGTGCTGAGTTGATGCATGCTTATGATGCATTCCAACGAGGTGAAACTCTTGAGGGTGTGATGTCAGGTATGGGTGGTGTTGGTGGTTTAATCTCTTTAGTTCCACATCCAGCTGCAAAAGCGGTAGGGACTGCCATGACAATCCCTCCACTCATGTATGAAGGTTACAAAGCGTTGAAATGATCCTTCGGTGCTCAGGCTTTCCCTCGCTTAGCCTGAGACTTTTCCCCAGCTGAGTCTGGGGATTTTTTTCGCCAATCTTCTAAGACCTCAAACAAGTGCTTACGGAAGTTAATTCGCATGATGAGTTCACCGGGCTGATACATATTGATAAACCTCTGTAGGGGGTCTAATTCGCCTTGTATTTGGTCTGTAGCTTCAGGAAGTGACTTAATCCCATCTGTATTGAATTGAGGGCTTCTGCCGTAGATTTCATCTGTCATAGGGGCATCTCTGCCTTCTCTGATCTTCTCTACAAGGGCAGCAATCTCTTTCTCTGATAGCTTGTCAACCTTTTCGCCAATGAACAGCTTTGCTTCTTCTTTATCCATGATTACCTCAGTAGTTTGCGTTCTAGTTTTAGTTTGATTTTGTCAGCTGTTTCTTTGTCTGTTTCTGACTCAATTATCTGAGAGGCAAGCATAATGACTTGTCTCCAAGACTCATCCCAAATAGCTTTAGGGTCATCTAAGAGGTCTGTGGCTTTAGCATCTCTGAGAAGCCTCTCCCAATCCTCGTAGGCTATTTCCCACTGTTGCTTACTCATTGGGGGTTACCCTCGCTTTCATCATTGCGTCTGCAATCATGTAGCACTCTTTTGCACATGCCATTAGGCTATCTACATCTCCATGCCACCCAACTTGATTCATTGCTGTAGCCGCAAAATAATCACGTAAACTAACGGGTAACTGGATTTCCATTTTCTTTTCTTCTTGCTCTGTATGCTCGTTGGTATTCATTGTACTTATCACGATTTTTTTCCTTCCATTTATTTACCGAAATGTCTGAACAAGATTTGCAATAACTTTTTCTTTTTGCGACTCCAGACCTACCTTTGTCAGAAGAAAAATTTATCAATGGTTTTATTAATTGGCAACAAGGACATAGTTTGTGATCTTTTGGCATTTCACAATAATCATCGTTTTTCATAAATGCATGTCGCGTATTACATGATCTGCAAACAATACCTATTGTTCCGTTCCTGTAATGCTGAAGACTAGCAACGGTTGATTGCCCATCTTTAGCTCTCCAATTCATCTTTACCCCACAATCATGGCAAAGCATTTTTGGATCAAATAATTCTTCCAATTCATCGTGGCTTGGAACATATTTGTTACTTCTTTTAGCGCCAGACCGCATAGATACAAATCTATAATGCTTTTCACAAAACCATTGGCGACCTTGTTTAATAACTGAAGTTAAATTGCATTTAGCGCATTTCATAATAATCTCCATTGTTATTCCAATGGTATAACACAAATGATTATTATGCAAAAGCCTTTGTATTACTCATGAGAGTTCCTTATTTGCCAAAATTTCAATATAAATAAAAACATTGACCAGCTTTTAGCTAAGTCTTCTTGACTCCACTCTTTTACAACCGCCAAGTCAGGATGTGTACGAGATACAAACACGTTTGCACAGCGAGCAGTTGGCAAACCTAGTCCTACTCGATAAGCAGCAAGCTGCATCCCCATCTCTTCGTATGTTGTAACTTTATTAACATCATCAAACTCTTTACTTTTGATGTCTACAACGATTCCAGAAGGGCTAAAAAGGTCACATTTACCGCCAAACCCTAATTCATGACCAAAAGACCTCTCAGAAATCCATTCTAAAGCCCCAAAATGGGCTTCTAAGGCGTTTTTACAGGCTTGTACATGTCTAGAGTAGTCCGAGGTAGTTTTGCCCTCGTAGAACGCCTGTATTGCAGCGTGGATTTCTGTACCCTTGTCTGCAGCATCTCGACCAGTTTGTTTAGAATCTTTGATAATCCGTTCAAGATAGACGGCTTCGGATTCTGTTTCCATCCGTGGAAGGGTCAATGCTGCTAAAAGCATATTTTCCATCTTCCATTTCTCAAGAGCTGGCTTGGATAAGACGTTTAGCAGAGTGGTCACTGAGGGGATTAAGTTAAGTTCCCTAGCGTCTTTTAACGTCGTGTTCCTAAGCCTACCTGTACTCTTTCCCATGATCGTGTACATGGGTTCGCCATCACGGGTATACCAATGTCCTGCTTCTGAGCTGTGATCTTTAACTATCATGTGACCTTTCTAAATGTCTCAGTAGGAATTAAAACTATAGGTTCGACATCTTGTAGATCATTCCTATCTCTTCTGCCGCCAAATCCATACTTAACTTCATGTTTGCCAGCCACATGAAAATAAACACCATTAGTCCATCTAACAATAACAATAAAAGGAATATTTAATTCCTTAGCCAATTCCTTACCTTTCATCCATTTAGACAAAGATAAAAGAAGGGTTGGGTATTTAGTGCTTTCGTTATTGCGGCATTTAAGTTCTGCAAAAGCCTTGGGTTTTTCTGTAGTGTCAATTAATAGCCAATCGACGTTGTATGAAATAGGTAATTTCTGAAATAAACAATTCCATTTGTCAGAAAGATAACTAGCAACATCTTTTTCATTAGAAAGATCAGTTTGACTTTCATACATTGGTCTAGTCATGTAAGAACTTTCGTATCTCAGCTACTTCCATGCCTGTCTTTTCATGAATCATTAAGATTAAATCAGCACTTAAATTATGAGACTGAGACCTCACCCTGCTTATAACGGCAGGATGCGAACCTAACAAATGCGCAAGCTCTCTGTCAGAGCCAATCTCATACTCTTTCTTTAAGAAATCAAACAGTTTGTGCTCGCGCATAAGTCACCTTAAAAGTCTATGTCATCATCAAATGGGTCTTTGTCATCATCAACTGATTTTTTACCTTTTGAATTCCACTCAGGGCTAGACATAATTTTGTCCTTTGTGTATTTCCCTAAAGACTCAAGCAGCTCCATGTCTGGCTTGTCAATATCAAAAGACTTTGTTTCATTGACGGCTTCAGGTAGTCCATGTTTCTTAATGGCTGCAGGCACTGGGTTGATGCCATCAATGTTGGCGTATTGCTTGTCACCAGATGTTGAATGAACAACTGTAACCATTCCCCAAATGCCTAAAATCTTTTGCAGGTCAAAACCTTTGCGCTCAGCTGGAGTGAATGCCACACCGCGCCAAGACTCTAAGTGAGCTGACAACGTAGATGCTTCGTTTAGGGAGTTTGTATAGGTTTTGGAGATTGATAGAGGGTCTCCGTTAGGGGTTAACAAAGGGTTGCCTTCGTCGTCTTCCCCGTGAACTTCAAACTGAATCATTACTTGGTGTTTATCACCAAACTTTGTGGGCTGTGTGCCTAAGTCAATAATTCGATAGCATCGTGCTAAATGCATTCCTGCTGGAACTAACGCAAATGATCCGCTGCTTTTTGTTTCTTTTGCAATTAATGACATGTCTTGCTCCTGTAGTTAAGTTTCGCTGCTTGTCTTAATTTTTAGTTAAGAATATTACTAAGAATAAAAATGCTGAAACTATTACAACGCTTCCAATATGTTTAATCTTTTCTCTGCGGATAGATGCCATGTCGTTTAACAAAGACATTTGAATCATCTCCATATCAAAGCTCATATTTTTACCATTTGACGGACGCTGGTAATATTTGCCAATCTCTATACCAGTGCGAGTCCGGTAAGGGGTAACTTTGTCCATAATTTAACTCCTTATTTGACGGTATTACTTTACACCATGTAATTTTGTATTACAATACCTTAAATAATTTAATTTATTCTTTAAGGCATAGCATGACATTACAAGAGTTTTTTGAAGATCAGCCGTATGGCAGTAAAGCTGCTATGGCTAAAACATTGGGTGTCAGTAAAACATGGTTGAGTTTAATCATTGGTAAAAAAGCAATACCATCACCTGCTCTTGCCGTAGCTATTGCAAAATATACCAAAGACAAAGTTACTAGAAACAGTTTGCGAGCCGATATTTTCGGTGTATGATCAATGGGACTAGCTAGGGAGTGCAACCCGAAAAGCCGATTCATCACCGGCCTGCTGTGTCCCGCCTTATTTAAGTGATGAACCTTCTGATGAGAGGTCTATATGCATTTCAATTATCCCAGTGTCAATGACACTGAAATTTACGTATCCGATTCTGGATATGTATGTTTCAAACAAAACAATTATCCCCAAGAAGATCAGCTAATACTTTTGACTCCTCACCAAACTGAGTGGTTACTTAGTAAATTGCCACAAATGCTTCAAGAGGCAGAAACTCTTTTTGACCAAAAAATAAGGTTAGAAAGGAGTTCAAATGAATCTGAAGCCTAAAAACTGGGATAAGTTCCAGCATTACAGAGACCGCTGTCCACCATGGATTAAGCTTCATAGAGACATCCTAAACGATAGGATATTTGCAAGCTTACCTATTGCTAGCAAAGCGCTAGCACCCTTACTTTGGTTGCTAGCAAGCGAGTCAAAAGACGGTAGTTTTAATGCTGATAGCGAAGAGCTAGCATTCCGCTTGCATATTGCTAGCAAGGAGATAGCAGAAGGACTTAAGCCTTTGATTGATAAAGGTTTCTTTGTTGATGCTAGCACAATGCTTGCACCATGCTTGCAAGTTGCTATCCCAGAGAGAGAGAGAGAGACAGAGAGAGAGGGAGAGAGAGAGAAGAAGAAACAATCTCGTGGAACTCGATTGTCTGCTGACTGGTTTCCTAACGAAGAGGAATTAGAGTTTTGCAAAGTCCATAGAACTGACCTAGACCCTAAAACTACTGCTGAACGCTTTCGTGATTATTGGACTGCTCAACCCGGTTCAAAAGGGGTGAAGTTAGATTGGACTGCTACTTGGAGAAATTGGGTTCGCAATGAACGTCCTTCGTTAACGGCTCAAGTTTCTACCCAAACTAAAGCCTCGGGTGTAAAAATCCTATGAGCGCCTTAGAAACTCTTTTATCTCGGCTTACTAAAGTCAAAGGTAAGCGAGACTCGTGGACTGCCTGCTGTCCTGCCCACGAAGACAAAAGCCCCAGCCTTGCCATACGCCAAATTGATGACGGTCGCATCCTGATGCATTGCTTTGCGGATTGCTCAATCCAAAGCATCGTAGGAGCGGTTGGTATGGATGTGTCTGACTTGTTCCCTCCTGACGAAAATCGTAAGCTTTACAACGACCCTTTGAAGCCTGTAAAGGTTTCCTTTTACGCAACTGACTTAATGAGGATTATTCACTTTGAGTCAACCATTTTGCAGATTGCGGCCTTTGACGTTAGCCAAGGTAAGAGTCTGTCCGATACTGACCGCCAGCGTGTCAGATTAGCTCACGAACGAATTACGGAGGCCATGCGTTATGGGAACGTCTAATCTAACTTTCATTGAGGAAAGAGCTAAAGCTCTGGATGAAGAGCGTCGTTTGAGAATGATCAAGTCTCAGGATATTGACGTTGAGAAATACTTAAAGTCCAACGACATAACTCACCAAGTTCATGAGCCTGACCATTGGCTACAGGAAATGGTTAACCAGTTTGATCAACCTGAGCGTAAAGAAGCATTGGGTTATTTATGCTGGGGTAAGACTAGCGATGACTTCCAATACCGTTTAAGTGAGGTAACGATTTATGCTGGAACCAACGGTGGCGGTAAGTCTTTGGTAACTGGGCAGATTGCACTTGGTTTGATTAAGCAAAACAAAAAGGTTTGCATTGCCAGTTTTGAGATGAAGCCTATGCAGACTCTCAACCGTATGCTGCGTCAGTTTTCAGGGATTAACTTTGACAATCCGTACAAGAAAGTTTCTAAGACTGAATTTCAGAATATTGCTAATAGGTTTTTAGACTTTTCTCATGAGAAACTCTGGTTATATGACCAGCAGGGAACCACTAATGCTCAGCAGGTTATCGCAATGACTAGGTACGTTGCAGTTGAGTTAGGTGTAACTCATGTATTCATTGATAGCTTAATGAAATGTGTGGCAGCTGAAGATGCTTACAATGATCAAAAGTATTTCATTGATGAGCTGTGTGCAGTTGCTAGGGATCACAATATTCATATTCACTTAGTTCACCACATAAGGAAGTTAGGCAGTGAAGAAAATATGCCAAGTAAAACAGATATCAAAGGTACTGGAGCAATCACAGACCAAGTAGACAATGTGTTTTTGGTATACCGAAATAAAAAGAAGGAACATGACATACAGGCAGGAAAATTAATTAGTGATGATGTTCCTGATATGTATTTGATGTGTGAGAAGCAAAGAAATGGAGAGTTTGAGGGATGGATTTCTTTGTGGTACAACGGAGAAAGTCAGCAGTTTGTGGAGAGATTTGGTAGTCCTCCAATGGCATTTGATCAATCGGGGGAATTTTGAATGACATTGAACAACACAAATATCAATGCCTTGTCAGAGAAGTTATACGAATGCGACTTAGAAGTAGAGATGAAGCATATAGGTTTTTATCTGGATGGATTAAACCTGACGGTCGTTGGCAAAAAGGATGGAATGAACTGCATCCCGATAGCAAGCTTGAAGCTGACGTTAAACAACAATGGAAACTTGGAAACCGTGGCGAAGATGGAGATTGGAAATGAGTGAACTAAATAACTTTCAAAAGAATTTTCTAGCAGGCAGTGGTCACGTAGAAGTGTTCACCCAAAAAGAGTTTGATGATGCTTTGACGTTAGCCAAGGCTGAGATTATGACTGTGGCGATAGACACCACAAAGCAAGCAATATTCATTGAGCGTGAAGAATGCGCAAAGCTTGCAGAAGCAGATGGTGAGATAGAGCTTGCTGAAAAGATTCGTAATCGCATACCGACACAGAGACAATAATGCCGGTATGGATAGGAATTGATCCGGGTCTTCGTTCTGGAGCTATCGCATCGATAGACCATAACGGTGGGTTTATTTGGGTTGATGACATCAAGGCTGATGGTGACAAGATAGATGTCAAAGCGTTGAAGGAGCAGATTTACCGTATGACAGTTCCCGGTGATGCTTACGCTATCTGCATTGAACAGGTGGGTGTTAGACCGGGGCAAGGAATATCTAGCTCAGGTAAGTTTATGAGGGCGTTTGGTGCTATTGAAGCTGTAGCTGTATTAACGTCAGATAAAGTTGAGATGGTATTACCGCAGGCATGGAAAAAAGCAATGGGTTTAAAGGCAGACAAAGAACAATCGTTGGTAATGGCTAGGATATTATTTCCTAGTGCTATGCTAAATCTAAAAAAACATCATGGGAAAGCAGAAGCCCTTTTATTAGCTGAGTATGCGAGGAGAACATTTGGATGATTGAAAGTGATGAGATGCGGTGCATGTTTGCAGCGTTTGCCCTTCAAGGGTTAATGGCTGGGATAGACCCAGAGATTTTAGAAAGTGATCAAAATCGAAAGTTTGTTGCTGAGACTGCTTTTGATATGGCTGATGCCATGATGGGAGTGCGTAATGCGACCACAAGACACTAGCATTTATGAAGCGTTTATGAATGGTCATTCTATTGGCTCATTAGCCAAGAGACATAAGTTAGACAAGTCACAGATTAGGAAGGTAATTAGCCGTGTCAGTAGCGAAAGAAGCAGCACAGAATCCGAGGTTTTGCACGAACTGCATGATGACCAAGCCCATAGCGGGCGGCACATATAAGGTATTTGCTGATGGCAAACGACAAAGATGGATTTGCGAGAGCTGCTCGCTTAGAAAAAGCAAAGCCGACAGAGAAAGAGGAGCGTGACTTTAGGTCTCTTGTTTTAATGTTAATTGTTGTTTTGTTTTCTATATTTGTAATGGGGATAGTGGGTAGCGCCATATTATTTTGGAGAATATTTGGATGAGCGAAAGAGAGATAGACCCACAAAAAGCCGTAGACTTTATTCGTGACCATGGAGCAAAGCTTGCGCATGCCAAGGCTACTCGGATATACCTTGAGGAGTTCCGTAAATCTAAGAAGGCGTTGCTAATGAAACAATCTTTAGAGACTGCGGTGAATGCACAGGAACGAGACGCTTACAGCCATCCAGAATACCTTCAGCTTTTAAATGATCTCAGAGTTGCTGTAGAGGCTGAGGAAGCGCTCAAATGGCACATGGTGGCAGCTGAGGCTAGGATCGAGGTTTGGAGGTCACAGGAAGCCTCTAATCGCGCCGAGTATAGGGCTACGATTTGAACAACAAACTCACAGCTGCTGAGCGTAAGCATTTGGCTAGGGTCAAGAGCTTGCCTTGCAGCGTCTGCAATGCCCCTCCCCCAAGCTCAGCCCATCATGTTAAGCAGCACCAGCAATATACGGCTGTAGCTCTATGCTATGACTGCCACCAAGGGTCTATGATGGGTTGGCACGGCAACCGTAGGGCATGGGCTATTCGTAAGATGGATGAACTTGACGCTTTGAATGTCACTATTCAACGATTATTGACTGATGGCTTGATAGCAGAGGACAAAGAAAATTCATTTTAAATCATGCGTTTAACACAGATTTCATAATTGCATGTTAGGTTTTAGCTAATTTCACTCACTAGAATCAAAATGTCTAAAATGAAAATTAGCGATGATGAATTTGTTGCTTTATGGCGCAAACTAGGAAGTGCTTCTGAAGTATCAAAAATTACTGGGATTGGTGTTCGTTCCGTACATTCTAGGCGAAGAACACTTGAAATGAAGCTTGGTGAAAAACTTATAGCAGTTGCTACGCAAAGCCCAGACTTCCAGATAACTATTCCTGAGAATGGTGTTAGAACAAAAGTAGATTTAAAAGACGGTGTAATTTTAGTTGCAAGTGATTGTCATTATTGGCCGGGAGTTATATCAACAGGGCATAAATCTTTCGTCAAATTAATTAAAGACATTAAGCCAAAAATAGTCGTACTCAATGGTGATGTATTTGACGGCGCTGCAATTAGCAGATTCCCTGCGGGCGATTGGCAAACACTACCAAGCGTAAAACAAGAATTAGAAGCTTGCCAAGAACGAATAAATGAAATTGAAGAAGTAGCTGGCAATGCTAAATTGCTATGGGCATGGGGGAACCATGACCTCCGCTTTAATTCCAAACTCGCTCAGCAAGTCGGTGACGGTTTCAAAGGTCTTCAAGGTTTTAATCTCAAAGATTACTTCCCTCGTTGGAAATTCCAAACATCAATTATGGTCAATGGTAGCTTAATGATTAAGCATCGTTGGCATAATGGAATACACGCTGTTTACAATAATATAACAAAATCAGGTGTTAGCTTTTGTACAGGACACCTTCATTCCCTAAAAGTTACACCTTTCTCAGATTACCATGGCGCTCGATATGGCATCGATTGCGGGACATTAGCGCCTATTTATGATGAAGGGTTTAGCTATATGGAAGATTCTCCCCGCAACTGGCGCAGTGGCGGCGCTGTACTCACGTTTTACGATAATAAGTTAATGCCACCTGAGCTTTTTGAGGTAATCGATGAGGATGGTGGTATGACGTATTTTAGAGGTGAAGTTTTTAAGGTTTAAACCTATTTTTACTGTGCAGTAAATTTCATTATTGTTTTTATGCAGCCAACATAATTTTTATGCAAAGGTAGGTAGTTATGGACAATTTTATACAAAAACAAATCGAACTATCGGAGCGTTTATACAAAATAATGCTTGCCGACCATAAGTCACGGTTTGAAAAAATTGCAGAAGCTTACGCCTTAAGTGAAAATCTGCAAAAAAAACTAAAAGAACGTGACGATGAAATACAAAAACTAAAACGTAAATTGCTCACTTATGAGTCATTAGAGCGTATGTGACCTGTTTATAGCTCAAATTTGTACGTTTTTGATTTGTCATATTTGGCGTGTAGGATAATTTTTGCAACCAGCGGAGGTTGCTAATTTGACCACGGAGCTTATCATGAATATAACATTCACTATTACTGGCAGCCTTGATGAATTGTTTGATTTGTTAGACCTTGAAGTTATTGATGCAGAAGAAATTGAGTACGACGATGATGTAGAGTTTGATGATCAAGATGGTATTGAGTACGACGAAGACGGTGTAGCTTGGTGGTACGACGAAGAGACTGATGTGTACTACTACTTTGATGAAGAAGCTGATGACTGGGTAGAGTACGACGAAGACGTAGCATCTTGGTAATACAAAGGGCTGGTATATATTCCGGTATATATCAGCCTTTTTTCAGTTATAAAAATGCCATCAATAGATATTACCTATCTTTATTGTAAATCCCATAAAAAAATATATTTAAATAAATTGTGTTTAAGGTCTTGTATACCGTTTAATTCCTAGTTAAAGTGTAGTCACTGCGATGTGCAGGACAAGCGAAACAGGAGCGAAACATGAAAAACGATCTCAACACTATCGATAGCTTAGGTTCATTACTGGCTCAAATTGCTGAGTTGACGAAGCAAGCTGATGCAATCAAAGACGAGTTAAAAGACTCAGCCACAGCCCCAAATGGTTCTAAAGTTTTCGAGGGCGACATTTTCAAAGCCACAGTCATTGAGTCCAATCGTTCAACGATTGATTGGAAAGCTTTGTCTAAAGACTTAGGCATCACTGACGAACAGTTGGCAGCTTACACAAAGACATCAGCAGTCTTCTCAGTCAAAGTTACTTCACGTTAAAAGGGGTCAAGATGACTAAAGATGACATTATCCGAATGGCGCAGAAAGCTAATCTTTGCGATGAAGAAGGATATTCTTACAACGGCAATATGCCCGATATTGAACGTTTTGCAGTTTTAGTCGCAGCAGCAGAGCGCGAAGAGTGTGCGCAATTATTGTTGTCAACCGATTTAGGTGGTTTAAAAGGTGACATCCCTATGCAAAATTTTATTGCAAATTTATTGGCTAATTACGCCGCAGCTATCCGCGCAAGGGGACTTAGTAAGTATTTGGAACAAGACCCACCATTTCCTTTGATGCCATGAGGGGATAGGGATGAATTGGTTACCAGAACATAAATGTGGTTTGTATTTGACGCACAATGAACATCGAGACGGCTATGAATCAGCCATAGATTTTATTGAAAACCGTGACCTTCAGGAAGATTTTGTAACGCCTGAAGAAATGGAAAAAGCTATTGCTGAAGATTCAATCTGGCAGTTGCAATGGTATCCAGAAACACCAGTAGGCTTTTATAAGATTTGCGCGGCATCACTGGAAGCTATTGAAGAAGCTATTCGCTCAAGGGGGCAATCATGAACGAACTTACTTTGTACGACATAGGTGTTGCTTTCCCAATATGCGCGGTATGTGACAAACCAGTAGACAAAGTGGAATCCATGTATCTTCCAGAATATGACGGAAAAATATTCAGGGTCTACTGTCACGGCAAGATGGAGCAGCAAATCCTTAGCGCATTCATCATGATGGATGCAAAAGATATTACGTTTGGCAAGGCGTTTAATTACCCAAAGTTAAGGGGGCAGGGATGAAAGGCGTAGTGGTTGGGTACACAGGGTGGTTTGGCGGTACTACACCTGCTAACAACTGCAAGATTGTTGAGATTAAAGGTGATCGTATTCTTGTGGAGTTAATGGATGATGCAAGACAAGGTTGGATTGATGCAAAAGACTTTGTTCCTATGTACTTCAAAGGTGCAGGACAAGAGGCGTTGTACAACTTAAACAAAGAAGCTAAGAAGAATGGGGAGGAGTTATGAATCCAACTAATAAACTACGGTTCGTTAAACGATTTGTGCCCATATATGGCGAACCACATGGCCCCAATGGTGCAGTAGGAGTGTCAAAAATGATTCTTCAGCAGTATTGGGAGTCTGATACCCGCGATGCGTATACAGGAACTAATTTAGGCGAATGGCGTGACGTACCTACGGAGGAAGCATGACTGACACAGACATACACAGTTGCGGGTATTACTGCAATAGACCTGCTTGTATTGAAGCACAGCGTAATGAGTTGAGAGATAAGCTGTTTGAAATCCGCACGACCGGAACGTTTATACATATTTCGGACAAAGAAACACCAGAATCCTCACAACCGTGGGTAAAGACGTATTCAGGTGGCAAGCCGAACTACACGCAGCCGATAGAGAAAGAATGGGTAGAACTGACGGATGATGAGATGCTAATGATTTACGCGCAACCTCATGAAGGTTTTAAATATAGCTTAGGTCGTATGGTACAAGCTAAGCTAAAGGAGAAAAACACATGATTAACTTAACACGCGAAGAAGCGCAGCAAGTGTTGAATGCGTTGGAAGAATTTCCCTACAGCGAAGGAATTAAAACCATATTGCGCAACAAACTAATCGCGCCTGACGTAATGATTAACGGACTGACTGAACAAGAGACTGCGGAAACTATGTCAGTTAAAGGACTAAGCGAACCTGAA